AGCGTTGCTGTTTAAAGCAAGCTCAAGGAGTAGTGACTAGCCATGCGCTACGGGTAGCGCAGCGCGTCGGGCCAATGATGGATCGAACTGACCCTTCTTTTATCTCCCGCAAATAAAGGCCCAAACGCCTCGCCGCTAACCCGCGTACCAGTTACGTACCAGCTCCGTTCTTCTCCCTCCTTGTCCCATCCCCTCTGTCGACTGCGCTAGCAAATTTTAAGCAACGGTTCTCTGCTCCAATCCTGGCACTGTCTATCGTCGGTTCAGGCGCGTTTCGTGAGAGTTAAAACCGCGCGCATGGAAGGCCAGCGAATCACCCCGTCTGTGCTTCACTCCGTTTTCAGGTTGACCCCTGGGAAAAAGGTAATTTTGGTAATTTTCTTTTTTACAGCTGAGAAACACCAATAAAATCAGTAGGTTACAGCGATTTAGCGAAGGTAATAATAGAGTAATAGAGAGGTTAGAGAATTACCCTTAGTCGTAGTAATTTCACCCTCCTACCAAACCCTTTAAAATCAGGCACTTGGTGAAATATTACCTCCGGCCTTACCAAATATTACCTTCAAAGGTAATACCTCAAAGTCACGGTCTATAAGGGCCGCAGCCAATTTTTCGCACTGGCTTACCAAAATTACCTTTTTCCCAGCCTCGAACTGAAATCAGCCCCCTCAGATGCCCTGCTATGCTTTCTGCTTTCCGAATGGAGTCGAACGCATGGCCAGTGAATATTCCCTCACCGTTGTCCTCGAAAAAATGTATGAAAACCAGCTGGGGCTTGAAGCTGCGTTGATGGAGTTGGTGTTGTTAGTCGAGCAGCAGGGATACGAGGATGTAGGGGAGAATGCCCGTGTGGCCCTCGAGCGAATTGGGGAAAATGCAGGCTTTATCAAGCAGGGCTTAGCGCGCCTGAGTGCGGCGGAAAAGGACTAGCTGGTTGAACCATGACATCTGAAACTATAGCTACGCCCCCTCCACCGATGGCATTATGCTTACACCTACCCTCTTTGTTATAAGCAACAAGTCAAATTCAAGGATGTAAAATGATTACTTCATTAAGCCTAAAAAACTTTAAGTCTATAAAAAATCAGGCGGCCCTCAGCTTAAATAATATTTCTGTTATTTGCGGCTCTAACAGCTCAGGAAAAAGCTCAATAATCCAAGCAATTTTGATGTTGAGCCAGACATATTCAAATCGTTATTTAAAGAGTACTGTCTCCCTAAACGGCAAGTTAGTCAGGCTCGGCTCCTTTACCGACATCATGAACTACTCTTGCAAAGAAAAAGAAAAACACATAACTATCGATATAAAACTAGACTTCCCACCAGAATTAACCTGGGACTCAATAAAATCATTAAACCTATCGATAACATTCGCCGGAACCAACGATACAAATAAAAAATATGAAGGCGAGTTTCATCCTGAAATCATCAAGGGAAGTATTAGTTTCGAGAAGCTCGGTGACGAGCCAATAAGTGACCACATAGAATTTTCATCCTTTGATTCCGGAAAACAAAATCCTGATTTATTTAATGTCACTAGTCTGGGCGCAGCGACCACCGCTCGAATAGGAAAAGAGTATCCCGACTTTAAAATCGAAGGAATCTCCAAGGGCGACCTAATTCCGCATGAGCTAAACATTGTTTATGACTCAACAAAAAAACTCAGTCAAACTTTGGTGCCATTCTTAATCGGAAGCCCTAATTATTTAAAAACAATCAAGGATGAAGATCTCGCTGCACTTGCAGAGATAGAAATTCCTAGAGCTTTACTAAACACTATAGGCTCACTGATCGAAACAGAGAATGAAGAACTCATCAAAAACTATGTAATCTCTGACGAGGTTCTTAAAATAATAAAAACAGAAAAAGATGCGCTAGATTTAGAACACGTTCGAACTTTACTTGCGCGCCAAGCTATGACCCTCACACCCGAAAGCATTCTTTCGAATCTACCCTTGGCAGATCTAAACATAAAGGACTGGCGAGCGAAAGTTGAAGAACTGAATGACAAGGAACGAAAAGCTCTTTTCGACTTGCTAATACGTAATAGAGAGGAAATCCAAGGAACCTGGTATATAAATCGCAAAAGAGTACGCGCCAAAACCACGTATCTACTGCGTGGCTTTACTGACATTGACTTATTTATGGGATACTTTTTACCGAGAAAAATAAAATACCTTGGCCCGCTTCGATATGAACCTCAAGCTATGTATCAAGCATTTGATCTCTCAGAACCTAAAATGGTTGGTTTAAAGGGAGAAAACACGCCTGCTGTGCTGCACTTGAACAAAAATTCAAAAATTACTTACCCTGTGGCAACTGAAAAACCCGATGGGAAAATTAACTTTTCAGAGAAAGAGAACATTCTAAGCACCGCCTGCACTGATTGGTTGTCTTACATGGGCGTCATCACTGAATTTCAGACTTTTGACAAAGGAAAGCTTGGCTATGAACTGCAGGTTAAGACAAGCAGCGATGACCACATGCAAGATCTTACACATGTTGGAGTCGGCGTTAGTCAGGTTCTTCCCATAGTGGTGATGGCGCTCCTATCTGAACCTGATGATATATTAATTTTCGAACAACCAGAGTTACACCTGCATCCAAAAGTACAGTCACGGCTAACCGACTTCTTTATCGCACTTTCTAAAAACCGCCAAATCATAATTGAAACCCACAGTGAGTATATAATAAACCGACTTCGCCTTCGAATTGCTCAAAGCCGAGACAACGAACTAAAAGATAGATCTGCAATATTATTCGTAAACAAGGCGAGTGAGGGCTCTGATTATCAAAAGGTAGACATCACGTCATTTGGCTCGATTGTAGACTGGCCGGAAGACTTCTTTGATCAAACTGACACAGAGATAGAGAACATTCTCCTAGAGGCAGTAGCGAAGAAAAAAGAACTATCAAACGCGCAAAACCATAGCGTGGAGAGCAACTAATGCAAGTAGTTGTCAGCTGCGACTTCCTTATCTCCCCTGCGTTCTGTGCACATAACATATTAGAGAATCGCATCAACGACTTAATTGCGATAAGGCGCGAAATGGAAACCGGGGGAAATCGCGTCGTAATTGAGACCGACACGCTCACCAAGCTTACGAATCTCCAATATTACCCGTGCCCTCCTATATTCAAGAAAAATATCCCACCAGAACTTGCAGAATTTTTTTCGCCGAAAGACATAGCAAAAGTAGTTCATAAAATAGCTTCAATGACTGTAGATCAGGAGTTTTCATTACCCGAATCCGTAGCTTATTGGAATTCAAAAATCGTTAATCCGAATCTTATTGGCTGTTGCCACGAGAGATCTGAGGCGCTCTCTCAACTTATAGAAGACGTATTTCTTGCAAATTATATTCATGAAAAATCCCTATCACTTTTACATCATCCTCTCGAGGAGAAAATAAATTCTGTAGATTTTTCAGGAGAGATAGCATACAGCATCCCTGAGACCCTACCTCCTCCACCAATAACGGTACAAAATCTTGTGCCAGTTTTCTCAAGTTACACAGACTTCTTGTCAAAGTTCGATGCTAGCGAGACCTATAGCAAAGCCAATACGGAACTACAAATTATCGATGCTTTTACTTTGGGCGCCGCATCAGTTGCAAAGCAGCATGAAAAAAAAGGATTAAATTCTTGCACCTACGGTGATCATTTTTTCGAAAGTCTTAAAGAACATCAATGCGCTCCAGGGCAGAGATTTTCAAACACTACATTTGAAGTGATTTGCCATGTCATCGCGGGCGTTGAAAAATACGCACACAAACCAATGTACGCCGACCTCGATAAAAAGGAACAATTAGTAAAAGACGGAAAGCTTGCATGGAGAACCCACATAACAAAAGGAAATCCTGCCCTCCGTTTAATGTATTGGACTTTTGAGGGCAAAATAATATTTGCAAACGTCGGAAATAAAAACGCTCTAGAAATATTATAATTGTTGGAACGTAACCACATGAAGCCCGAGAGAAAGCCTCATGTGGTGTTCTGTCAAATCAGCAATACACCATCGCACCTAGCTCACAATCTCAAAAGAAGGTTTCTACTTTTTATAAATTGTAAAATCCGAATTCTTTTTGATTGAACTACTGTGCAATATCCCGAAAAGTCTGAAGGCCCCACAGACCGGGGCACGCAGGAAAACTTCTGGCCTTCCTGGGCCGCATTCGCAGCGTTGATAAAAGAGCAATTCCGAAAACCAAAAAGTCAGAAAAAGCTGATTTTCACAGGGCAACCCCTAGTAACCCATGGCCTTTAGACACCAAGCGTCGAGCTCTTATTCTTTAAAGATTGTGCAAAGCCACTGCATTTTTTTGCAAAGTTTTTCATTCCGTGAAAATGAATTTTATGTCACAGCCCGCCCGTAGGGCTCTGACAATACCTTGTTTAGCACGTGTCTCACCGTTTCAAAAAAAGGAAACGTAGAGCACGCCGGCGGGAGGGGGATAAGTGCTTTTTCGGCAGTTTTTTTTTAACTAGCGAGCTACTTCCGAGCCAACCGTGCAATCGACGCAGTTACGGCAATACCGTCAGTCGGCGGGCTGATGTGGCGTAGCGAGCTTGTCGATATACTGTTTGTATGTACAGTATTATCAAAGAAAGACTTGGCCAATGAATAAAGAATCTGCAGGAGCAGCCATCTCGGTAGCGAACGGAGTAGATCAATGGCGGGTAATGCTGCGCGATGAGGTGGCGTTACTCGCTATGCCCGGCGCTCATCACAAAGCGTTGCTGACGCAAGCCCATGCCCTGTACCAGGGCCATGTGATCGACGCTGACGAGCTCAGCGACTTGCTGGAGTTAGCAGATGCCGCGTTGGCCTACGCGGTCGAGTCGTCACTTGATCTCGACGTTGACGAGTAGGAGGCGCCATGCATGTACTGGTTACGCCTATGCGCTTACGCGGCGTTGCGCTGGAAGCCAATGAGCGTCGTCGCTATCCGGCGATCCGTGGCAATGTCATGGTGAACTCTACTGTGTGTCATGAACTGGGGCGCGCTGCTAACATTGCCCGCGTTGAAGTTGGGATGCCACTTGACCCCGATCCATTGCCACCGCTACTCGACGCCACACTTGCCGGCATGGCAATAACCGGTTTCGTGTTGAGCGGCATCGAATACATTGATGGATGCGCCTACGCGCAATCTTGGTGGTGTCGGTTAGGCTGATCTCCTTATGTCGTACTGAGTGAATCGCTCGGTATAAGTTCGGGTTTTACCCTTGTTGATCTGCTATCTTCCGTGAATTTCAAAACCGTTCGGCTTTAAGGCCAGTTAATTAAAGGAATAATAATGCTTGTCACCTCCTTTGGAATCTCGGTTAAGGCCGGTAACGCTCACATAAGCGTTGATGAATTATTTATGCATATGGAGCTGCAGAACGGTGTGGAGGACGCCTCCAAGGAGCTCGCGAGGAGGTTTTATATTGATACCACCTCCGACCCGAAATTTATTTTGGGGTTAGTTGTAACCGTAAAAGACCAGCGGAAATTTTTAGAACTGGTGGCAAATAGTACAAACTTTCAAATTCGCGTAAACAATTTACGCGGGGCGAACAAGTTAATGGAATTTAACTTTTTCGTAATAAATAAATCTAATGGACTTGGAGTTTACCAGTACTATCACGGCTCTTGCTCGCCCCAAACTTTCGGCTCATATTTGATTACCCGCTATCGGGCACTTAGCAATGACTCAAGGGATAGCGCTATAGCTAACCTTCACAAACAAAAAAAACATACTATTAAGGCCGAGAGATCGATCAAATCAACTCATCGTTTCGGTTTGGATTTTTCACTACTCGTACGCCCGGAAGGAATAAAAGACATTTTATCCAGTTACAAAGAAATCAAGTCTTTTAGCTATGAGTTTTTGTCATTAGAGTCAGCTGTTAGCTTTGGCAGCCCATTGAACGGACTTGCTAAGAAAGTAACTGAAAAAGTCACCTTCGATCCGAAGGTAGAGAAAAAGAAAATCGCACAGGGCATCGACTCTATGATGAGTTCGATTAAAGCTAATACTGCGCGAGTTCACGTCGTCGACGATGAGGATCAGCCGCTATCGATAAAGCTTCTAAAGATCCCGGATAATTTTGGTGAGCAAGAGTTCGACCTGCTTGCTGAAGCGCTCGACAACTTGGACGTAAAGGTATTTAAAGATCACGACCTGCTGACGAAGCTTCGAGAAGTTTGCACTGTAGAATTTCCTCACATTTTCATGGCGAAGGTAAAGCCATGAAAAATAGAGCGATTATCAGATTCCTGCTAACAACGCTGCTCGGCGTACTGGTATACGCTGTGGCCGTAAAGGTTGTTTGTGAGCCAACAGATCTTATACTTTACTGCGACAAATTAAATAGCTTCGGTAAATTTTACGCAGAAAGTTTACGAGGCAGTTTATTTGCCGGCTTCCTAACACTAGGAGGTTTTTTAATGTCTCTGAAAACATTCATAATCGTAAACATGAAAAAGGAAGTATACGATTCAAAAGCATATCAAGAACTTTGGCACGAACAGAAAAAACTTGACCCAAACAACAACATGAACACTGTGTACTCCCCACTTCGGGACTTGAGTAGCGTTTTATACCTGACGATTCTTTTATCCGTACTAACAGCCGTTTCTCAATTAACAATCGGTCTATTTTCGGGATTCTGGACTTCTGTTTTTTGCGTATGGATGGCTGCAAACTCCATAGTTTTTCTAATATGGTGCCTCACATTAATCCGAAAAAATTTGCTTACAATGTTCGACCACTTAGACAAACAACATAAATAGCACCCTAAAGAAAACCAATTAAAGCGTAATTGATTTTTGGAGCTTATTTAACGAACTCGCTTGAGCTCCAAACCCTTGGAACATCGACACATTTGAAGGGGGTGATGATGTTGAATGGGTGTGCTGCGATATAGCAATATTCATTTGCTCAACTAGCGACAGTAAATCTGAAATCACTTGAAAGACGTTCACGCTTTCCGAACCAACCCAGCTTTTCGGTGCACGCATCAGCTGACTTACGCCTGCAACACTCTGGCGTAAGCCTTGAATTCGCTCCTGCATATCCCCCCCCACCATGGCGTTGAGCTTCTGCCCTACGACCAGGTTCAGATCCCGCCCGGTCGCCTGGTGCAGATCGTCCACCGCCGCCAAGCTCGCGGATCCGCCCGACAGTAGTTTGAGCGCGCCCAGCGCCTCGATCGTCTTCACACCACCCACAGACTCGGTTGAGTGGTCATCGACCGCCCGCGTGTGGCTCTGGAACTGCTCGCGGTTGTCCAGGGCTTCTACCTCCCGCTCGATCGCCTTGTCCCGGATCTTCCCGTCCGTCTCGCGCAACCAGTTGCCGTCCGCGTCGACACGCTGTTGTGCCGTGCCGCTGTGCTGCCACACCTGGTCGCCTTTCGGCACCTTCGGCATGCTCAGACCATGCGGCAAAATCGACTGAATGTAGGGCTTGTTCGGGAGGCCGTAGGCGAAGCACACCACAACGCGCGTGCCTTCCTCCGGAAAGGCATAAATGCCCATGTCCTCGCCCCCCGTAGGCAGTGGCAGCGGGACGCCGGTCAGCGGCGGAATTGCCGGATCTGGCTCGTCATCGGCGCCCAGGACTTCAATGTCGACCGCGTAGCGCGGACGGAAATCGTCGCAGATCCCAGCATCCGCCGGAGCATCGGCCACGGCGATGACGCGGGCGAAACGTGGCAGGTGGTAACCACCGGTGAGTTCGGGAAACTGGCGCTCTACAGCGCGGCGGATTGCGTCTTCCATCGGATAGCCATCTGGTCATTGGCGAGTGCCACACTGGTGACACGTTCGCCGGCGTTGATCGTTGCACCTGGTCGTAGTCCTGGAAGGGCCGCCACCATTGCGCTCTGGTTTCCCTGGTAGCCGTCGAACAGCTCCGTGGGGATCTGCAGCGCCGCCCGGGCGCCAAAAAAACTATCGGCCCAACTGCCGGCGAACACTTCGCCGTTGCCCAGCTGGTGCCAGGTGAAGTCCGGAATGCTGAACACGCGGGCCAGGCTGTCCATGGCCTGGTAGCCGGCAGCAAGGCTGTAGAAGTACGGCGCCTTCACGCCGGCGTAAGGCCGATCGGGAACGCGAAAGCGCAGGCCCGTTTGCTCGCTGATGGCCGCCAGCACAGCGCGCAGATCGACGTGACGCAGGTTCAACGGCAACGAGTTGGCCAGCACAGCAGCCAGCTCACGGCAAAACAGCACCTGCTCTTTGGTATTGGCGGCGGTGCAACGCTCGACGTAGCCGATGAAGTGGCGCTGCAGCGTGCGGTCGTTGTAGCCAATATCCAGCGTCACCAACCCTTTCAGCGGCTCAGCAGACTGAACGGTGAAGTTCGCTCGCCCTGGACTGCTGGCGTCCAGCCGAACGTCCTCCTTGACCAGGCGAACAGGTGCGCCATTGATCGACAGAACCTTGTGCAGCTTCACGTCTGCTCACTCCCCAGCCACTTGTCCACGCGGCCCAGCACCTTTTCAAAACCGGTCAGTTCCGGCTTGTCGCTCGAACCTGAGCCGCCCCCACCTTCGCCCACCGCGCTGCCCGGGGCACCCTGGGCGTCGACCTTGTTGCCGGCGCGTCGACCCTCGACCTTTTCCGGGTTTGATTCGCGCTCGCTGAGGGTGAATTGCACCAGCCAGGCTTTCAGGTTGTCCGCCTCCCGGGCGCTGACGCCTTCGGAGAACTCCACCTGGCGAACACCGAACGCCTCGGCGGTATCGTTCACGACGCGGTACAGATGCAACTCCCCGCCGCTCGCCGTGGCCTCGGCCATGCGCATCAGGTCAGTCAACTGCACCCGATCAACAAAGGGGATCATCAGCGACACGGCCAGCGTCTTGGGCTTGAACCCCTTGTGCGCTTTGTCGGTGTTGCTGGTCTGCCCCGACATGTCACCGCTTTCGATGCGCAGATTGCCGGTGACCTTTAGGTTTTTCCCCTGGACTTTTTGCCCGTCGAGTAACAGCGTCATAGGCCCACCAGCTCCTGTACAAAACTCAGACCTTCCTTGGTGCCCACCAGCAGCATTCCCGCGCACTGCACCCACTCATGCCCCGGTGCGTCGCCGCTCAGCAGCTCCTGGCGCAGCTCGCTGGAGTTGCCGGGGCCGATCAGACGTGCGCGGATGCTGACATCCGGATTGCCCTCGGCCAGTAGGTTTTTCAGGTCGGCCAGTTGTTGATCTCGGCCCTGTTGCTGGGCCAACTTGCGAGCGGCCAGCTCTGCCAGATCGCCCAGCGGCGAACTGTCGGCGGCGTAGCCCTCCAGCACGGCCAACTGGCCGGCCATGGACTGTTTCGCGGCCTTGACCACCGTGCAGCGCTCCAGCGGCAGGGTCTGCCAGCGCGGTAGTGTGCCGGCGCCGGGGATCTCCCACTTGTCGCTCTCCAGTTTCAGCAGGTGCTGGGCGCGCCGCTCCGTGCGCACCAGGTCGGGAATCGGCAGTAATGCGTTGAACCGGGACAGGCCACTGGCCAACTGTTCCAGGCGCGTGCCCAGGAACAGAATCGACAGCGCGTATTGCGGCCCCGCCGGACGCCCGGAGTCGGTCGCGTCTTCCAACTTTCTGGCCAAGTGTTCCAACACGTTCGGCGCCGACAGGAAACGCTGGTAGCCCGTGCCCTGGCCGATGCCGCTCTGGAATGGCGTCACCACCAGGCACGCCGGCACCTGGCTCAACTGTTCAGCCAGCGCCGTCCGACCCGCTTCAATGGCTCCTTTCGCAGCATCGCCGACCGGCCCCGGGTTGGTGTTGACCAAGCCGCTCAAACCGGCCAGCCGTTGCGCGGTGCTGGCCAGCTCGCCGGTGGCCAGATCCTTGGCAGCGGACAGCCCGCCCATCCACTGCGTGGCCTGCTCCGGCCAGCGCATCGTCACCGGCGCCCAGGTCATGCCGGCGGCGTCCAGGTGATGGCTTTCATCGCCTTGAGGTCTTTGTCTTTCAGCGCGCTGGCCACCGCCTGACGCAGCGTCTCGGCCTGTTGCTGCGCCGCCTGCCGAAACCGCACCAGGTCATGACTGACCTTCTGCAGTTGGGCGATCGTGTGCGGTCTGAAAGCCAGCACCTGGTCGGCGTCGTAGCATGGATAAGTGTCGTCCATCCCCAGCAACACCTGACCGTTCAGGTTCACCTGGTCATCGATCGCACTGCTGTAGCGGTACACCTCGCCCAAGGCGCTGGAGTTGAATCCGCCGGCGATGTACGCCGCACAGTCGGCGGCGATCGCCTGCAGTTTTTTGTCCCGAAGTGCGGTCAGCACGGCATCGATGTCGTCAACCCATTCGCCGTTCTTCCAGATCTGGTTCGGCCCCGGCTTTTTCATGGTGAAGCCTGCCGGCACCGGTTCGAAGCCTTCCAGAATTCGCGGCTCGCCGGTGTCGGTGCTGTACACCGCCACGCCGCCAAAGTAGTCCACCAACTGCCAGGCTTTACCATTCCACCAGGCGGCTTTGTGTTCAGGGGTCGCCGGCGGCGCTGTCTCTACGCAACCGCCCGGGATCATGTACACGCCAGGCTCCAGCGGCGATTCATCGGCCCTCACAGCGCCGACCAGGATGCCCAGGTGGTTCGTCTGATAGACAAGTTTTTCATTCATGCTCGATCTCAATACTTGATGCAGTAGAAAAGGGCCAAGTTCCTGGGCCGGGTTTCAACGCCACCGGCGGCGGCCACTGTCACGCCGTGGGTGTGTGAGCCGCCGGCGCCCACACTGATGTTGTGAGCGTGCAGACCAACAACATCCATTCCGATGGCATGCTGGTGGTGCCCAGCCCATGACGTTTCGTGAGCGCCACCTGATTGCTGTACAGAGTTGAGGCCGCCAGCGCCCTGGCCAATACCTGGCGAACTGGGCGCGGTGTGGGCGTGTCCCCCTTGCGCATCAGTCCAAGCCCGGTGCGCGTGGTTACCCTGAGCGTCAGACCATGCGGCGTGCTGGTGGTCACCGACCGCTGCGGCCGAGGCGGTGTGGGCGTGGGAGTGGATCATCATGTCCTGATAGACGCCGAACGCCCGACCCGGGTCGAGGCCGCGCCCGTCGTCCCAGCCGCGAGGGAACAGGCCGCGCATATCGGGCAAGTTGAACGTGGTTGTTCCGTCGCCGGCGCCGTAGTGCGTACCTAACCATCCAAACAGCCGCGGATAGGCCGTGCGCGACACCGCCGCACCGTTGCATTTCAGCCATCCCGGCGGGGCAGCAGTCATTGCAAACGCTGCCACCATGCCGGTCATCGAGTCGTCGACCTGCTTCTGCAGCTTGTTCAACGCGGCCGTGGTGGCAAGGATGTCGCTGCTGTTGGTGGTCGGGTCATCGCTCTTGGCGTTGGGCAGGTTGCCCAGATCCACGTCTTCTTTGGTCGTGCCCCGGGCGCGCAGGTTCGCGTAATCACCATCACGCGCCGCGAAGTGTTGAATCAGCGGCCCGGCGATTGATTCAGGCTGACGGGCGTCCCAGAAAGCCGTTGGCGATGTGTAAGAGGCGATCGGCACGCAGTAATGGCGAACGCCGGCCGAGTCGGTGTAATCGGACTTCTCGCCGTAGACTACCTTCCACGTTGCCACCCGATCGTTCAGCTGTCGCTCCAGGCAGACGTCGAGGGTGATTGTCCCGGCAGGAATGACACCGGTGAACTGCCACGGGGTTGTCATCGACACCCGAATGCCTTCGATGTACGCCGTACCGGCTCCCAACTGAAACCCGTTTTCGCTCTTTCCAAACGCCAGTGCGTTGCCGAAAAAGCAGGCACGACCATACATTTCACGATTGCTTAGCCGCTCACGCTCATCGATGCCGGCCAGGCGCACGGTGAAGTCATGCTGCCAGGTACTGGCATCGATCGTTACGCCGGTGAGCTCCTGGGCGCCGTCGAACGCCACCAGAAAGTTGCGCGTGACGTTGTTGCCGATCTGCAGCGGCGGGATGTTCTTGCGCTTCTGCTGCAGCGGAACGTAGGAGACGGCAAACAGCAGGCCGTCCGCGTCCTCGAGGCCGATCCAGTTGAAGTCCCAGTCGCCGATGTCGGAACCGAGTTGGGCGCTGTAGACAACCTGGTTCGGATTCACAAATCCCCGGTTTTCCTCGGGGATGTCGTAGACCTGGACAATCTGTCCTGCCGGCGGCTTGCCAGCGGCCCGATCCACCGGCGTTTCGGGATCAAGCCCGGGCACGTTGGCGAAGACGAATTTCGTCACGACCAGGGGCTTTTTCTGGCTTTGTTTCAGGGCGATCTGGCTTTCGCCGGCCAAAGTGATACTGGCGCTCACGGTGCGCTCCTACAGGCTGGCGACCAGCGTCTGCTGGTCGTCGTTGAAGTCGATCAGGCCGATTTGCAGGCCCACGGGGGTAATGGTCACGAAGTCATAGCGCCGGCAGGTGCGGCCGTACTGCTGGATCAGCACACGCAACAGCTCCGGATTGAGGGACAGCTGCGCGTTGCTGAACTTGAGCAGCACCACGTCCCAGTCACGCCCGGGCTGGCGTTCTTCGATCTCGACATAGCCGACGCCCAGGCGCTCGAAAATGCGCTTCATGCCGGCGGTACTGCCGGCATCCACCGAGTTGATGAAGGCGAATTTCACACGCAGGCGGAACAGGGCTTCAGGTTCACCGGTGAAGCGCGTCACGTCACGCTGCCAGGCCCACAGTTCCAGAATGGCCAGGTGGCAGGTGTCGGGATCGATCTGCAGGTAGGGCCAGCGCAGCCAGCCGGTGACGGTTTCCCACCAGGACTGTGCAGCGGCCAACAACTTCGACAGCTCGGTGCCGCCGAGCCAGAAAGGCAATTTGAGCTTGGTCATTGCGCCGTCACCTTCAACTGGCCCAGGCGGGGAATGTTCAGCCCGCTGATGATGTCCTGACCGGGCAAGAACCGCAGGGACGCGATGTCCTCGAACTGCTGGTGAATCTCTTCACTGAGCCGGCTGTAGCTGAAACGCGATTGCGGATAGGTCAGCGTCGGCTGGTAGTCCGTCGCGGTGCTTTCGCGAAACGCAGCCCGCACGAACAGCTCCACCTCTTTCACCAGGGCGGCGATCCGCTCGGCGCCCAAGTTGGGCTTTGGCCACAGCCACAGCGTCACGGTCGCCGGGACTTCGGGCATGACCATGGCCAGCAGATCGTCGCCGTGACCGTGGTTGCCCTGGTCGCGAATGTGCGCATTGATTTGCTGCAGGTAGGCGTCCGCCGGCACACCCGCATCGAACAGAATGTAGGCGTTCGCGCTGCCCGGGCCACGGGGCGCACCGTGTTCGAAATACACGCCATCCGGACGCACGCCCGGGAAGGCGGAAATCATGGCGCGATACACCGCGTCGGTGTGCCACTGGTTGACGGCCGAGAACTGGTTACGCACGCGCAGGCGTAGTTGATCGTTTGGTTCCGGATCGGCCCCTGGGGATTCCAGCCAGCCGTCTTTGTTTACCACCTGCACGATGCCAGGGATCGGCACCGGTAGGATCGCGTAATACCCCGGCGCCAGGTTGAAGCCACTACCGGCCTCGACTGCCTCCACGGGAACGTCCAGCTGCAGTTGGCCCTGCTGGAACGTCGCCGGCGCCGTGGTAACCAGTTTGTAGACGTTGCCATTGATCGCGGCAGACTGCACCACGATGCCCTTTTCCAACTCCAGCACGCCGTCCGGAATGGCCCGAGTGAACAGCAGTTTTCCCCGGGCCTTGGTCGCACCCTTGCGCTCGACGTTCACTGCCCAGGCCAGCGTATCCAGCCAGGCGTCGACCGCCGTTTTCACGAAGAAGTTTGGCAGCACGGTCATGCACAGAAAATCCAGCAGCCACAAAACCGGCTTGGTCACCAGCGCGGTCATCACCCGCCAGAAGGGCGAATAACTGCTGGTGTTGGCCACTTTCGCGCCTTGGGCTTCAACTTCCTTTTCCCACTCCGCCTTCAACGCCGCCTCAGTGGTCGGGATGCCGGCATCGGCGATCACCTTTTTAAAATCGACGCTCACAGACTTACCTCAATCGATCCGAATTTCAGGGTTTTGGCGGTGACCAGGTACACGCCTGGCTCCTGCTGAGTGATGCGCGCCGTCCCCGGCACCAGTCGTTCGTCGTTCTCCACCAGCAGTTCCATCCGCTGGATGCAGTCCCGTTGACGCAGGCGATCGCGTTCGGCCACCAGCGTCACCAACAGCCCGCTATCGCGGATCATGTGGGCGATGTCCTGGGCGATGCAGGCGCGGTCATCCACCAGCAACGGCTGCTGCGATGGATCGAGCACCAGGTCGTTTTCGGCGATCAGCAGATCCACGTATTCGCTCATCCGCCCACCGCCATCGCGACCATGTTTTCCATCTCCAGCGGCGTCATCTGCTTGCCGGTGTGAATGTTCACGTTCTCCACATGCGTGCCCTTGTTCTGGCTGCTGTTGTTGTTCTGGATGCTGGTCAGCAGGCCACCCGGCGGCACCGCCGAAGGGCGAGCCGGTGACAGGCTGGGGATTGCCGCGTTGATGGTCTGCTGGGCTTTCTGCGCGGCGTTGGCGGTGTCGGCGGCGTTGGTCGCGGCATCGACACCCGGCACCTCGGGCATACCGCCGAAGCGCGCTTCGATGTTCACGCCTGGGATGCTGTTCAGCAGCTCGATCACACCGTTAACGGCCTTGGTGAAAATGCCGACGATGCTGTCCCACGCGGCCTTGGCCATGCCCGACCAGCCGCCCATGGAGTTAAACCAGTCGGATAGTTTCTGGAGCTTGTCGGCGACGAACTGGAACGCGGCCGTGTTCATCAGGGCGCTCGTCCACTCCTTCCAGAAGTAGACCGCCGCCACAATGACCGCCACCAAGGCGACGATCCCGACCACGATCCACACCACCGGGTTGGCCAGCAGCGCCGCGTTGACCAGCCAGATCGCGCCCTGCCAAAGCATCATGGCGCCGCGAATGAGCGCCAGGCCGGCGCTCAGCGTGTAGATCACGGCGACGTAAGCGAGGATGGCCAGCTTCTGCAGGATGAACACCGCGACGGTGCGCAGCCCCATCAGTTGGAAGACTTTCCAGACGGTCAGCATCCCCAACCAGGTCATGCGCGCGATGCCCACCACCATGGTCAGCGCCGACATCGCGGCGACGATGCCCATGATCGTCAGCGCGGTGATGCCGATCACGCGGGTGATGTTCGGGAACAGCTGTGACCAGCGCACCAGCGTTTTGCCGATGTCCACCATCTTGGCCATGAACGGCGACAGCACCGGGATCAGCACCTGCCCGAACACCACTCGCATGACTTCAACCAGGGACGCCCACTGTTGCCACGGATCAACCATCGCCCGCGCCATCTGCTCGGCGTTCTCCAGCCCGCGCACCTTGCCCAACTGCTCGATGCCATTGCGCAGCCGATCGGTGTCCTTGGCGAGCGCGCCGATCACCTGGGCGCCTTCGCCGCCGAAGGCCTCCATCAGCTTGGCACCCGCCGACGCGCTGGTGAGGTCGCCGAACTTGCCCTGGAGCTTGTCCAGGATGGTCATCATCGGCAGCACCTTGCCCTGCTGGTCGGTGAACTTCATGCCGAGCTTTTCCGACGCGGCGCCGATGTTCTCGAAAAACGCCTTGTAGCGTCCGCCGGCGTCGCCGCCCTCCATGGTGCTGCTCAGCGTGCCGATCACCGCCATCTGTTCAGCCAGGTCGACGCCAGAAGTCGTAGCGATCGCCCCGGCTTCCTTGAAGGCGTCTTTCATGGCTGCGCCGCTGGTGCGGAACAGCTGCACCGCCAGCGCCGTCTGGCCGCCGAGTTTTTCCACCCACGCGCCCTTCCCCATCGCATCGGCTTGCGACTTCTGCAGGTTGTAGAGCGTGCCGACGTATTCACCCATGGTTTCGGCGTCGGTCTTCGTGGCCTTGGCCAGCAAGTTGCTGGTGTTGGTGAAGGTCGCCAGCTGGTTGCCGGCAAGACCCTTAATGGCGCCCTCGATCAGGTAGGCCGAGGCCACAAAATCCTTTGCGTTTTCCCCGTAGTTCACGGCGAACTCCAGCGACTTCGCATTGAGCGCCGACAGCGCGTCCTCAGCCACGCCCAGCGATCGGACATCGCCCAGGGCGCGATTGACTTCCAGCGCTGGTTCCATGGATTCGCGAATGGCGACCACGCCCGCCGTCAGACCGCCCAAGCCCAGGCCGATCGTCTTGATGTGCTTTTCGCTTTGATCGGCAAGCTCGGAAAAGCCCATTTTCACCTTGCCCAGGGGCGCGGTGACCTTGTCCTGCAAGCTGAGAATGAAAGCCAGGCTGGCGCTACGGTCTGCCAATGTCGTTACCCGTTCAGCGCAAGGGCAATGCCGTTAGCCACGGCAAATTCCATGCGTCTCCAGTGTTCGTCCTCCAGCCACTTGGCCGTCCCCATCGCCTCGGGCGTGGGTTCGGCACCAGGTAGCCAGCGGTTCGTCAGGGCCATCAGCTGGCCCAGGCCGTTTTCGCTCAGGCGCTCAGCGTGCTCGAGCGCTTTTTTACGATCACCTCAACGTTGGGCGCGTATTCCTCCAGCAGCGCGCCGGCCAGTTGCATCACCATCACCGGGTTGCCCAGCAAGGCTTTCAAAACTGGCTTTTGATCCTGCAGCACGGTGTTCATCAGCAGGTTGTTGCCCGGGGCGACCTTGTTGGTTTGGGTCAGGGCGTTGAAGTATTTGGTCACGTCCGCCGGGGTCAGGTGGAAGGTGAATTCCTGTTCGCCGACTTCCAGGGTGATTTCGGTGTTTTGCTGGCTCATGGGGTATCGCTCTTTTTGAGGTTGGGAAAAGTGGTGTCCTGGGGCGCCGGCGATCGCCGGCAAACGCCCAGGGCGTATTGCTGCAGTCCGACGATCATTTGCCGGCTTTTGGCTAGTTGATCTCGGAGGGTGAAATAATCCGGTCGAGCGTCTGCAGCGAGTTCGGCGCGTCCTCCATCAGCCACGCGGGCGGTGCCGGCGGTGGTGGACACAGATCTGGAGGCGGGACAGGTGGCGCTGACGTACAGCCGGCCAGAGCCATCGCCAACAGCGCGGCGCAGGCGTTCGTTTTCATTGCGTGCATCGGTCAATTCCTTGGTGTTTCGTTGGTCGATCGCGTCCCGTTCGGCGAGCATTTCGCCGCTGATGCGTGCCGCTTCCCGTAGGCCGCTGGCCTCCCATTTCGCGCTGTCGCGCTCGCGCCTGGCTTCGTCGCGCTGGCCTTCAAGTACGTCGAAACCGATCCAGACAACCAGGCACAGCACGACCAGGAACAAGGCTTCGCGCAGCATCAATAGCCCTCCGCACACAGCCGGGATTCGGCCAGCCGGCGGTTGTGCAGGCCCGGCACAAAGCGCTTCTGACCTTTGGCATCCGTCACAAAGGCCCATACCGGCGTCTTGCCGTCCGGCGCCCATGCCAGGGCTTTGCAGCCCTCGGCGATGCGACCGGCGTTGATAAGCGCGACCGCTCGACTGGCGCAGGTGCTGGTCACGCCGAAGTTGTGGCCATGACTGGTCAGTGCGTCGAACGTGTTCTGGCCCACGTCCGGGTTCGTGATGCACTCGGCCAGCTGCAGCTGCGTTTTGCGGATCACCAGCTGCTCCACCTCGGCGCATTTGGCGGGCGACCAGTAGTCGCCGACCACGACCGGGTACGGGCTGGTAAACCGGGTGATGCCTTTGCAAACCGTGGGCAGTCCGCCAGCGAGCTTGTCCGCGTAAACGGTGTTCTGGCCTTTGCCTTCCCAGGTGCCCAGGAAGATCACCAGCGGCGTGCTGGCCAGCGCGATCAAACCGGCGACTATCCGCCCGCGCAGGCTCATGGGAACCACATGCGCAGCAGTGCCGGCACGACCATCTGCAGCACGGCGCCAACCAGCGTCAGAATCGTGAGCAAGCGCCCGACCTTGGAGCCGATCACGTTGACCGCAAGGGTCAACGCCTGCTGCCCCTTGTTCAGTTCCTTGAGCTGGCCGGTCATGTTCTCGAATTGCTGCTCAAGCTTGGTCACGCGAGTCGGCACGGTGTCGTGACGGCCTTCAAACTCGTTCATGCGGTGCTCGATCACGGCGAGTTGCCGCTCCAGCGTTCCCAGACGCGAAGTGTCAGTGGTCATCGGCGTTTACTCTTCTCGACGTCCGTCTGGCACGGAACGCACCGGGTTATGCCACCGTGCGCCTGGCGCGCCGGGGGGATTGGTTTGTCGCAGTCCTGGCAATGGGTCAGGCTCGGCCCGACCGGCACGGGCTTGCTCAGCTGGGCCTTGATCGCCTGGTCACGCTGGCGTTGCTCCAGCTCCTGGGCGCGGTCGAACCAGTCCACCATCAGCGCAGCCCCTCGATCTCGGTCGCAGCCAGGTACGGCACGCCGTTGATGTGGATGAAATCCGGGCTGGTCACGTCGAATGGAACCTTGTGTTTGCTCTTCTCGCCGCCCTTCGGATCGATCGCCAGCAGGCTGGAGAGCTTCACCTTGCAGCCGAAGGCCTCCACCCGCAGTTCCTCGCCTTCGCCGGCCTTGGCGAAGAACACCGCATCGAACGGTTTGAGGCCTCGGAAGCTGCCCGCTGAGCGCGCCGCGTCGATCAGCAGATTGAAGTTGGTGGTATCCAGCTCAAATTCACCGGCAGCGGCCACGTCACCGTCCACAGTGCCGTCTGGCACGCCCCGGGTTTGGGCCACTGCCGAGTTGTCGGTGATATCCAAAGTGCAGCTTTCGACGTGCAGCGCGATATCGCCCAGGCTCACGTCAAAGTTCTTGCCGCCAATCTTCGCCATGGGGCGTTACTCCGTTTGGTCAGTGGAAAGATCCAGGGCAATGTTCGCCGTGAGGTCTTTCGGGCAGTTGTGGGGTTTGAGCTTGATGTAGGCCGCGACCTTGGTTTTCGTCAGCCAGGTCAGCACCAGATCGCCGTCTTTCGGCGGCTCGATGTCGCCGGGAAACACCTGGCCCGCGAACGTGATGGACTTGGCCATGGCGCGCAGCGGCGCCATCAACTGGTTGGTATTGACGGCCATGCTGTTCGGGGTGTTGTTCAAGCGGCGATCGGCCACGCGGCGAATCAGCAGCGGGCGGATCTGCCGAGCAGCCTTGTCGGTGATGCGCAGGTATTCCACGACCTGAAAGTCACTGCCGGCGGTGTCCAGCATGTTGCCGTCACCCCAGTACACGCCCGGGTAGTCCGGATAGGTCTGCGAAACCGAGTAGCGCGCCCGATCCAGCTCGCTGCGCACCGCCGAGGTCAGCGGGACTTTTTCACCATCGATCGGAACAGGGCCAAGGCCCAGCACAGCACCGGTGGCCACACGCATCGGGCTGTCAGCGATGCTCACGGAAGCATTGGCCAGGCGACCGGCCAGCACGCCTAGGTCATTGCCGTGCAACTGCGGTACGACCAGCACACGCGGCGCGGCCAGGTTGGCCAACAACGCTTTGCGTTCGCTGACGTACTGCGCCCAGTTCTGTTCTGCGGTGATACCAGGTGCGGACGCCATGACGAACACGCGGCGTCCGTAGGTGTTGTTCAGGGCGATCGCAGCGTCATGCATCGCCGACAGCTCGGCGGCAGCGGTCACCGGCTTGGTAATCACCACGGCTTCGACGGAGTAGCCCTGCTGCTGGGCTTTCTCCAACGCCTCGTCCCATTTGCCCTCGGCGCCGATCGGAGCCGCGACGCACGCCCAGCGCTGGCCACCATTGAGACGGGCAGCGGTGATTTGGGTTTTCAGGTCGCTGGCCGGAACGCCCAGTTCGGCTTCCAGATCGCTGTCCGTGTTCAACGGCAGGATCTGGCCGACGTTCTTGCCAGCGGGGCCGATGAAAAGAAAGTAACGCTCAATCTCGCTCACAGGCCCCTGGCCCAGGTTGAGATTGTCGACGGTGACTTGACCGAGTGCCATGC